TGCATGCCTCGCTGCAGTTCAGTGACAACTCGAAGCAGGCGCAGCGCGATCTCGAGCGCCTGGCCGAGCTCAAGCCGCACATCCTGCTGGGCACCGAGTCCGGTGATCGGGACCGCAAGGAGCTGATCAAGAGCGTGCTCAGGGACTACGACTACAACGTCTACACCCCTGGCAACACCGACGGCTGGGTCGCTGCACGCAAGAGCCTCACCGGCTCCGGCTGGGGCGCGAGCTACCGGGAGGTCATCCCTCGAGGGAGCAAGGCTGGCGACCCGCACCACTACTCCGCCAAGGGCGTCGTCCAGATGTGGTGGGACCACCCGAGCCTGGGGCACATGGGTGCGCTCACCAGCCACTACCTGCTGACCCCGAAGCCACTGCCCCGTGACCCGGTGGACCACGAGGCAGAGAACAAGAAGCTGGCCCACGCGCTGGGGGATGCAGCCATCCTGCACTCGGCGGGCACCGGGATCTCGTTCGTCTCCGCAGACACCAACATGGTCGACCGGACCAACGACGTGTTCTACGGTCGCCCGCTCACCACCTGCTGGGACGAGACCAAGAACCACCCGAACACCGGGCACGGCAACATCGACGTCGTGGCCACCGTCAACAGTGACGGCCGGGTGAAGTGCAAGAGCGCCGAGGCGCTCGACGACAAGGACCTGTTCATGCACACCGACCACTTCGTGGTGGTCACCAAGTACCGCGTGCTCAAGCTCAACCGACAGAAGGACTGACATGACCGACGAGATCACCGAGACCATCGAGGAGCCGGACGCTCAGCTCTTTGAGTTCAAGAAGCCGGAGCCTGACCTGACGGAGGAGGACGTCGAGCCCCCGTACCACACGGTGCTCGAGTCCTGGCGCGAGGCGCTGAAGCCGGCCAAGGACGAGCGCACCAAGAAGGTCACCCCGCAGTGGGGGAGCCGGATCGTCAACACGTACAAGGATGTCCAGTACAACCAGATGGACACGTTCAGCGACCTGTACTTCGACCTCATCGAGGAGCTGCTGCAGATCCTGGTCGACGAGATCGCCACCGACGACGAGTGCCTCACCTACTCCAGCGTCGAGGAGGACATCCAGTACAACAGCGGCCACTACAAGGAGCTGCTGTTCGCCTGGCAGCTCGCCTTCCTCAAGCACGAGCTCGACTGGGACACCAACTCCCCGTTCGCCGGGGTGAAGATCGGTGTGCTGTCCGAGGTGCACAAGATGTTCTTCGCCGACACCGGCATCTCCGCTCATCTGGACTCGATCAACTTCGTGTTCACCGAGAGCGACCAGGCTGAGCTGGCCCAGGCGCTCAACGATCTGAAGGAGGCACAGTGAGTGAGCAGGCCACAGAGGTCACCAAGGACTCCCAGGGCTCAGAGGTCGTCGAGCTACCTCCACAGGGCGACTCTGCGTTCGCGGCGCTCATGGACACGTTGGCGCCTGACGAGGACAGTGAGACGCCGACTGCTGGCGGAGAGGGTGCTGGTGCTGCTGCACCGGAGGGTGGACAGCCAGCACCTGCTGCTGAAGGAGCTGGGACAGCAGGAGCAGATGCTGCTGCACCGGCTGCAGGAGATGGCGGAGAGCCAGTCGTGGCGGGAGAACCCGCAGCTGCTGACACCCCAGTTCCCGCTGTCGAACCCGCAGGCGACGCTCCACCTGCTGGCACCGGGGCGCCCGAGTGGGATGCCGACTCCGCAGGACTGACCGCCAAGTTCGGTGAGATCTCCAACGCTGTCGAGGAGCGGGTCTCCCAGGCGTTCCAGAGCCAGGCCCTGGACGAGGTACGCACCGACCACGCGGAGTACTTCGCGGCCATCGAGAAGCACCCGCGTCTCCTGGTGGGGGTGGAGGTCCAGTCCCTGACAGGTGAGGGCAAGGAGGTTCTCCGGGACGCCGACGACGCCCGCGAGTGGCAGGAGGCGGTCAAGACCCTCCTGGTCCAGGAGGTCCAGGACCGCACCTCACGCAGCATCGAGGCGTCCTCGGGCTACCTCGACACCATCCACCAGTCCATCGAGCTGTTCCAGAACAACGCCGACCTGGTCCCCAAGACCAAGCAGTTCAACAAGGAGCTGGCTGACAAGTTCGCGCAGACCGTCCAGCCGTACGAGGTGCGGGTGGACGGCAAGCTGCACGGCTACACCATCCCGGTGCAGCCGATCGTCAACCAGATCAGAGCCCAGCTGGCTGCTGACCGAGCTGCGCCCGCAGCCACGGCAACCCCGACAGCCAGTGCAAAGGGACCTGCGGGGGAGAAGCAGGCCGTTCCTGCTGATCCCCCGCAGGCTGGCATCGCGTCCAAGGCCGGTGACAGTGGAGACAGCAGCAACGACTTCTCCACCCTGTTCGGGACCATCGGTCTTCCCAACCTGAGGATCTGAGTACGGGGTACCGTCCCTGTATCTCAGAGAGGAGGCACCATGAACGTACTCGCAGCGGGCGATGCATCCATCGACCTGTGGACCGTGGTGCTGGTGCTGGCGGCGATCGCGTTGATCGTCTTCATCTTCAGCCGGTTCCGTTAGGACCTGCTGGTGGCCACGTTCCCTGTCTACTACCGCCCTCGCCCGTACCAGCAGGAGCTCCACACCATGTGGAGGACCAACAGGTACGGCATCGCGGTGCTTCCCCGCCAGAGCGGGAAGGACGTGGCCGCCAGCATGGAGCAGTGCGAGGCACGGCTCAAGACCGCGAAGACCACCGGGGTGTACATCAGCCTGAACAACCCGATGATCCGCGACATCCTGTGGGACAAGACGTACATCGACCCTGGCTCGGGTGACTATGTGCGGGGGCTGAAGGACAACGTGCCGGTCGACCAGGTCGACTGGAAGGACACGGTCATGGAGGGCCGCTTCCGCAACCACAGCCGTCTCAAGCTGCAGGGGTACTTCCAGTCAGGTCAGGACAAGGCCGGTGTCGGTACGTCCTTCCAGGACTACACGATCACCGAGCTCGCCCTGTTCCACAAGGAGGACCCGGTCCCCCGGATGTGGCCCATCCTCGAGAACCGCGCTGAGAAGAAGCGGCTCATGGTGGTGAGCACTCCACGTGGGCGCCGCAAGAACCCGCTGTGGCAGCTGATGGAGTCCCTCAAGGACAACCCCGAGGGCAAGGTCATCATCCGCACCATCGACGACATCAACGAGATGATGACGCGCGAGGGTCTCCCTCCGGTGCTGACAGAGATCGAGCTCGAGCGAATCCGCGACACCTACCTCAAGCGGTTCGGCAACGATCGCATGTTCGAGCAGGAGTACTACTGCTCCTTCGAGGAGATGGACGCTGCCGCCGTGTACGGCGAGGCGTACATGAAGCTCGTCGAGGAGAAGCGTGACACCACGTTCAATCTCAACGGCGCACACCCCGTGTACGTGGTGTTCGACATCGGGGCCTCGGGCCTGCACTCGGACGCCACCAGCTGGATCGCCTTCCAGTGGATCAACGACAAGCACTTCGTCTTCGACTGCGGCGAGGGCCACGGCAAGGCGGTGCCCGAGTACGTGGACCTGCTGCGAGAGAAGCCCTGGTTCAACCAGATCTCCTGGATGATCCTGCCGTGGGACGGCGACCACCACGAGAAGGCGGTCAACACCACGCCGGCCGACATGATGCGAACCAAGTTCGCCAACGTCGCCGTGCTCGCCAAGAGCAACAAGGTGTGGAAGATCCCTGGGTCCAGGGCCCACGACTACGACCTGATCACCGACATCCAGCAGGTACGGATGGCGCTGTACAACATGATCATTCACAAGGAGAACTGCGACTGGCTGCTGGAGTGCTTGGAGAACTACAAGTACGAGTTCAACCAGAAGCTCCAGGAGTGGTCGGGGAAGCCACTGCACGACAAGCACAGCCACCAGATGGATGCGCTGCGCTACATGGTGCAGGCCACGAAGGAGCTCGACTTCTTCGGCGGAAGTTTTTTTGACGAGCCAGGCAACAAGGCAAGCGTGGACTACATCGACGACTGGACAGGAGCGTGGGCACGATGAAGGAAGCCCCGAAGTGCGTGCCGCTGTGCGGTGCGACCAAGGCGTACGGCAAGCACGTTCTCTGGTGGCACCACCAGCCTCAGTGCCCCGCACGCATCAACCCCGCCGAGGTGCCACGATGAAGGTCGTGACCATCCGTCAGGCCCTGCAGCAGGTGGCCGACTACCCCGTCATGCTGGACGACGAGATCATCACCCACCCCGTGCACGAGCTGGTGTGCCGCACCCTGTTCGACATCGCCAACCGCCCCGACGCCTCCTCCCGTGGGTCCATGACCAGGGCGAACAAGGCGCGGAAGATGATCCTCGACCGCCTGGTCGGCAAGCGCAGGGCAGGCAGCCACCCTGCTACCCGCACCGAGCAGGCCCTGGACTTCATCGACCTCACCTCACCGAGCGAGATCCCATGAGGTACGTCGGTGCACTGGTGGTGCTGGTGGGCCTGACCCCACTGGCTATCCTGCTGTTCTGGTTCTTCGACCAGATCATCTTCGGAGGGATGTGCCAGAACTATGGCTGCTGAGATCGTGCCGGTCGCCCGGAAGTTCCGCACAGGTATCCCTGCGGAGCACCGGGTCAGCCTCGACACCCGGATCATGTGGCTGTGGCACCAGCGGTTCGGCACGGTGCAGATGATCTGGAAGGAGAGCAACGACGTCCTGGATCACACGGCGTGCACGCTGATCCTCCAGGCGATCATGGCCAAGGATCTGGAGTCCATCTCCCAGCTGTTCCAGCGGCTCGAGGGTGGCTCCGTCACAGACGAGACACTGCTGGATCAAGGGGTACTCCGCGTCTGAGCTGGTCGTCGCGCCGCGCCTTCCACCGCTCGACCCCTGGTCGCTTGCAGACCTCGCACTTGCACCGCCTCGGCTTGTCCCGGTGGACGTACGCCTCGGTGTCGGATCGGGTGGGCGGCATGGTACGCCTGTCCTCCGACAGAACCTCCAGAGGGAGGTACCAGTTGTCCAGGTACCGCACAGCCCTCGGATCGTCGGGCTTGTGCTTGGCGTAGATGCGGTCCTCAGGAGCCACAGGGCGGTACCTGACGTTGTTCCAGTACAGCCGGGTGCCATCGGGCAGGTCGACCGTCTCCCGGCGCCTCACGGGTCCAGAGTCTTCTCGCAGTACTCCGCGTACAGGGTGAGGGTCATGGGCCGGTGACGCTTGATGAGGTAGCCCGGCTTCACCCGGTAGCAGTTGGGTACCTTGCGCCCCATGATGTAGGTCGAGTACGGCTTGTCGAAGTAGAAGCGCAGGCACTGGTTGATCTTCCGCAGGTCCGGCTGGGCCGACCCACCCTCGGCCATCAGGTCAGCGACCCGGATGCCGGTGGCCCACTCGTAGACCATGACAGCGGCGACACGGTGGCCGTGGATGGGGGACAGGTTGCGGAGGAACTTGCGGGTCTCCCGCTCCCACTGGACCAGGTGAGGGTTCTCGCGCACCAGGTACTTGTCCTTCGTGAAGGGCATCCTCCCCCTCATCTCATCCGGCAGTGCCAGCTGGTCGAGACGCTCCGAGCTGCGAGCATCGCGTGCCGTGCTGGGCACGCGGTTCCTCTTGTCCGCCTCCTCCTTCTTGAATCTCTTCCTCAAAATTATCTCTGTCTCCGTCAGGAGACTGTCCTCGGTCATGTCCAGGGGCTCAGGCATGACCGAATAATACCCACAAAAAAAGAAGGAGACTCACCCCTTGATGGGGTGAGTCTCCTCCTCACTCTTCAGCAGCGAGTACCCGATGTATCTCGCGCCCTACCTCCATCGCCTTGTCCATGTCGTAGACAGGCTCAGGCAACCGAGGCAGGGCATCCGGCCAGTCGGGTCCGTAGGGACCGATCTCGCACTCACGTTCGAGATCGTCGATGTACCTGCCCCACCCCGGATCACCGACCCGAGGTGGGCGAGGCATCAGTTGTTGCCGTACTTCTCGATGTTGCCGATCAGCTTGCCGATCTCCATCTGGTCCAGCCCCACCTGGGTGGCCCGGTCGGAGAGCTTCTGCTCCCAGTCCGGGATCTCCGCCTCGCGCATCTTCTGCCCGATGGCGAACAGGGTGTTGTTCCGCTTCCCCTGCGGCATGGGCTTGGCCAGGTCGTTCAGGATCTCGTCGTGCATGAGCAGTACCTCCAGTGGATCTGCGTCGGCGAGGACCGAGGTGATCCTCGCAGTGGTTGCCAGGAGCTTCTGCTCCCGGTGCTTCAGCTGGTCGATCAGCTGCGGTGGTGCGTCGACCATCGGCCGCCGGTTCCACCGCTGCGTGTCGTGGTGGTAGACACAGCCGGTTGCCCGGATGTCCACCCCCTGCTCGAGACCGATCCGGTCACTGAGCTCGCCGTACCCACTGACTGGGTTCCAGTCCTCGGGCACCGAGTAGAACAGGTGGTATCCGTTGCCACTCTTGCTGGTCTCAGCCAGCGTGGGTGGCAATCGACCCAGCTTCTTCGCGTGGTCGAACCCT